GCGGGTGTTAAACCCACCTCAGTCGCCGAATTCGCTCGCGGGGTGTTGAATGATATTAAAGATTCAGCAGTCCAAAGATCGAAAGCGGTGGATGCCACTTTTAAGGCCAATCTCGACGCGGAGTGGGATCAGGATCATCGTGAATCCTCTTCCAGCCTGCCACAAGTTTCTAATTTGCCGGCACCCGATGTTGAGAAAGTTTTAAACTTCCTTGCGGGGCTCCAGACCCCGAAACAATCTGGAATTTCACCGGCGTTGAGCTCCTTGACGCCCCTGAGCGTCTCACCGAGCAAGGCTTCGGCCTCCAGTTCGTTGGCCGAGCAGTCAACTTCCGTGGCTTTGGAAAGCACGGAAAAGAAAGGGAGCCCCTTGCCACCATCAAGGGATTTGATCCCCGCACGTTTGAGTGCGGAGATCTTGGAGGAGGAGAGGAAGAAAGAGCAAACGATAGCGAATCAAAGAATAGAGATTCGGCGTTTAAGCGAATTGTTGAGTCAATACAAGGCTTCGGGCCCCCCCAAAAGGGAGCCGAAGCCGAATTCGGCTCGCTCCTCCTTCAAACCCAAAGGACCCGCGTCGGCTTGAAGCCGGACCGGGATCGCCTGGAAACGGCGATGAAAGAAGTAGTTTCCCGGTACCCTAAGACTGAAATACCGGCGTATTTTAGGTGGTACCACGTTGAATTCCTTCGGAAATTCATTATTAAGGACGTCATGAGAATGGTCAATCGTGACGCTACGCCGGGTTGGCCTTACTCTTCATGGGGTAGGACCAACGGCGATGTCCTCGATTCTCATTTCGAGGATGTTGCCCAACACGTTGAAATCCGGATGGGTTTACTCATGAGCATTGATTTGCGAGAGAGTAAGCTCACTCCCATTGAACTTGTGAAGCTTGGATTTTGTGGACTCGTACGTCTCTTCATTAAGAATGAACCTCATTCTTGGAAGAAGATAAACGAGGGCCGTTACCGTTTGATATCGAATGTAAATATTGTTGACGGTATTGTGGAACGATTGCTTTGTTCAGAACAGAACAAGGCGGAAATTCTGGAATGGCTGACCATCCCGTCCAAGCCTGGCATGGGTCTTACTGATGAACATCAGAGATCTATGTTGGATTCACTTCCTTTTCAACCCGGACACCTAATATCTTCTACTGATATTAGTGGGTATGACTGGAGTGTTCAACAATGGATGATGGAATCCGAGGCTGAGATGCGCATTATGCTTAAAACCACCAGTAATGGTGGATTCTCTAGGGCTCTTCGGAACCGCTTCCATTGCGAGCTCAACGCCGTTTATTTGTTGTCTGATGGTAAAGTTTATTCTAAACTTTTACCTGGTGCCCGATGTTCTGGTAGTTATTGTACCTCGTCGGGCAATTCGAGAATGAGAGTTTTGTTGGGTATCCTGGTTGGAGCTCGGCATTTATTGCGATGGGTGATGATTGTTTGGAATCTTTCGTCCCCACAGCTGAAGCTCAATATAGTGAATTTGGGCTTACCGCGAA